ATTGATTTGATAAGCAGGTTTCAGCCCGGCGTTCGGTGTCATAGCCGAAAACCGTGTCACACCATCCGGCGCGGTATTTACTTCACCTTGAACAGACGCGTCGCATTGTAACGGAGGACGATTAACTTTCGCTAACGCCAAAAGGTAATCCTTCTCCATTTTCTGCAACATCCTGTTATGCCCAAGAGCTTTCCACCCCGGACCTTTACCATACGCGTCAGCAGTCGTTGATGTAGCCCAGCGAGGAGCCAGCACAGGATATTCTTCATATCCACCAAGACTTAAAAACTCATCCTGCGGAGCGCCTTCTTCCCAATAAATCGATCTAAACGCCATATTTTTATAATCAACGTGGTCAGGAATACGGTCATCATTAGTCTCAACCAGATGGTTAATAATTCGCCATTGGTCAACCTGATGCGCTTTATACGCCGTTTTAACCTGCGGAGTACAATTCTCTATCCCAAACTCTTGAATCATCTGCCCTACAGTTTTCCAAAATCTATGATAAAAAGCGTTTACTCTGCCATCGGCTCCGCACCCGTAATAATACTCACCTGCGGTATAAACCCTCATTCTCACAATCTCTCTATAATCTTCCTGCAAAAATCCGCACGCTGTACCGAAATGCGCCAGTTCTTCATATATCGAAAACAAAGAACCGTATACATTTGACTGCGCATACGTCTTTAACAACCACTTTTGAACACCGTCTAACCATGTTTTAACAGGCGTATACTCCATCAAATCTTGATCGTCTGTATCTAACTCAGGGCGTACCCACGGACGTGACGGTGAGGTTAATCCCGACAACATTCCCGAAGCTAATGTATTCCCCGCTTCTTCCGCACAAGAGTTAATCACGGTTTTATGGTCAATCTTATTCCCGTCATTTGGACGTTTATCATCAAAAAACCCGCGAGTCGGACAGTTATACTTAGCTATCTCTTTCAGCGTAGGATGCCAAAGCGCCCCGTCTTGCCTTAGAGATACAGCTCGCTTAGCAAATCCCTCACGGTTCAACTTCTTGTTCTGGTATGTATCAATCGCCATGCTATGCTCCAAGTTTTTGTTTTTGTCCTACTGCGGCAGGCGTAACCAAATCAGCGGCATTACCTGTAACGCCTTTCGCCCCGCCTTTATTCAAAATGGTACTCATCATTCCGTACTTCAAGGACGCTATCTTGTTCCTTCTTTGGTCAGCTGTCTGAACGGGTGACACATCAGCCGGCGTTGCCACCGGAGCCGGAGCAGGTATTGTCGGTAAATCTTGTATAGGTTTATTACCACTTCCGCACATATTATTGTCCTTTCGTTATCAGTTGTATGGCTAAATACTCGCCATCTTTATCTTCGGCATACTTTTTAAAACCAAACTTCTCAGCCAACTTTTTCATGTACTCTTTCCCTGTTAAAATGTACGCCCACACTTGCGCATACCCTCGCTTCTTTATATCGCTAAAAGCATACAAGAGAAATCTGTACGAACTGCGCGCTTGCTTATGGCTGTTATGGTTTTTATCGAATACAATATGCTCAACTCTCGGAACTATACGCCCCGGTTCAAATTCGTATCGTTTAAACGCTATTACAGCCACGATTTTATTAAATTCCGTCCATGTATATACCAAATCGCACCCAGTATCAAAATCCTCGCCTATCTCACAATCTGCCGCGAACTTAACGATCTCCGATAACGTCACCGAATCTATCGAGTCCTCGTAGACGTTAATCATGCTGACAACACGTCATATTCTGATTTTGCGACCTCTAAACTGCTGTGTCCAGCAATGCCAGCGAATTTGTCTTTTGCCTTAACTGGTAACGCAAATGTAAGAGCAAGCGCATCACCCCTATTAGGTGACGCCAGCCCACGCTTTTTCATGTCCTCTTTTGATTCAAGATTGATTTTGCCTGTACTCGGGCCGTGCATTACAACGTAATATTCAGGGCTTGTTAAATCAGCGCAAAGAATAGGGTCGTTAGGTATTGACCCGCCTCTTTTAGCCACGTTTTCATCTGATCCCACATATCGGTCCGTTTATTCAAAAGCCCAACGTTTGTTGACGCGCCACCAAAAGGTACAAGAATCCACTCTCTATGTAATTGTTTCCCTGCGGAATAAATGCCTGTGCCATAACCTAGATCGATAAATACAGCATCCGCTTTTTCCTCGTCCTCATATTTGGCAAGATACCCAGCTATCACAAAATCATCTTTAATTCCGCGATACGTTGCGAGTATCTTAGAAGCATTGCCTTGTCTTAAAACAAAAGCTATTTCATCATCCCCACCCCATGCCGGATCAACCCCGATTATCTTTGGTGCGAAACTATACGATAATGCCCCGATTCTTTTGTTTCTCGCTTGCTCAACATAGCTTGACGGGATAAACTGCTTGTCTGATACGTTGGGGAATACTCCACGCACACGGACACGAACATAATCCGAATCTTCGCCGTAATCCTCAATCCACTTCTGAATCTCGGACTTATTGGTCATCTTGGCTGTCCGGGAATCAATCTGGCGTGTCATCCAACGATGCCTGTTCTTACTGAAACAATCACAAAATCGCCCAGTGTTCCTTGTAGGGTTTCCGAATACAAGCCACATGATCTCGGTGTTCTCGTCTGTCAACGCGCCTTGTGTAACATCCCAAATAGGGTCCGGAATAGCTGATGCCTCATCAAATATGATTACAATGCGCTTGCCTTTATTATGCATACCAGCAAACGCCTCTGTTTTATGCTCTGACCATGCGACCATATCAAATCGCCAGGTCTTTTCATGTTCAGGATCTTTAGAATAGATAGCTGTTGCGGTGAACTCAAACCAATGCTTTGCAATGAATAACCTGTACCATTTCGCAAGCTCAGCCCAAGTCTTAGTTTTTAGCTGTGTTTCGGTATTCGCGGTGACAATCCCTTTGGTATCTTCAAACGTACTCAATGACCATAGGATAATCCATGCGACAAGCGCGCTCTTGCCTATGCCATGCCCCGATGCCGTTGCTTCTTGGATAACTTGCCCTGCGGTCTTTAAACCCTTGCTAATGTCATTTAAAGCGTTTTTCTGCCATTCATCCGGCCCGGCAAACTCTGATAACTCGCCTTGCCCCCATTCAAACGAATAAAGAACCCATTTATACGGGTCTTTTGACATCGCGGCCATGTCTTTAACAAGCTGTAATTCGTCTGTGTTATTCTGCGACATTCGTCCTTAATCTCGCTTCTTTAAGTTTATCGGCGAGCGAAAATTCAAGTTTTCCTGAATGTTTAACGTCTTGCGGAATCATCTTTTGGATTAGCGTTTTTGCAATATCTATCTTCTGCGATCGGGTAACATCTTCATCGCTGGCTTGCAGAGCGTCAATGAGAACAGTCTTTGACAATATCCAAAGACGCTGGACGTCAAATTCTTTGTCAAAAGACTTTCTTCCGCTTTTCCCTTTCACGCCAGCCAAAATTAAAATCCTTTTGTTATATATGATTAATTAATAAGTAAACTCTGGCTTGTTCATCTCTCTCAACCGCTCAAGATGCCGTTCAAATGCTAAATCCGTAAAAACTGAAAACTCACCCATGCCGCGCTGAAACATATAATCGTTTGCGTCTGGGTCTGTCATGTTCTTGAATCTGTTTATAAATGGCGAAAATGATGTTACGGCCCCACATTTGTTAACTTTAAAATTTTGTTTTAATATAAACCTATTAAACATAAAGTGCCCCTATAGGTATAGGGACACTTGTAAACCATTTTGGTCTATAAATTAGTGATTTATGTCAATAATTTTTTTTTATTTTTGCATAAGCTCTTATATATATACGACTTATAAATGTGTGTGATTTTTTCAAGACTTTTGCAATCTCTCTTAAACTGTAAACCTGATAAGCCAAAAACACCAATAATTCCTCTGGTGTTAAATCTTTGTAATTTTCTCGCAAATAACATTTTTTTAGATTAGTTTTTATATTGTTACACTTGATACTAAAACCTAAATTATTCCTCATAGGCTCTAACCGTATTTGCCCATGATCCGTCTGAATCAATATCTATAGGCCCTGGGTGACAAGGGAAAGACACTTCTTTTTCAATTACAACTTTGTTGTGATCAACTTCTAAATGACATTCTCGGCACATATTTTTTAACTTTTTACCACATACATCACAAGTACTGCCATCTACCTGCTCTTTACAATATTGACAAATAAATGCTTTTCCTAAAATTGTTGGAATGTCGTCTGTAATCGTTCCGAGGTTAGAAATATCCACTTTCTTATGCTGTTCTATAAATGCTATTATTTCAGGACATAGATCAAACCATTCTCCATGTTTTTTATGTTTGGCAAACTTTTCATGCAGGCTTTTTTCATATTTTTGCGTGCCATTTATAAATAAAAATATTTCTAATTCGACAGGAGAATGCATTTTGATTGTGCTAAATCTTCTGCGGATATCTCCGGTAAATCCTATTTTAACCCTACCAATATCCTTGTTCCCTACAAAATAGATCATTATTTCGCCTCCCGTATCTTCCCACCGCAGAATGGGCAGAATTTATAGCCAGTTGTTTTAA